AGCTACAATGCTTGGAAAAAAATTCAAGAAACTATAGGAACCTATGCAATAGTTTCTAAAAAACCAAAAGATGGCGATGGCTACAATATCTGGGGTTCTTTGGGAGATATTAATGGAGTTTCAATTACCGGAGACGCCGACACATCAAAAATTGATCCAATTGGAAAGAAAGGCAACAAAATTGTCAAAAGAAAAAGATAAAGAAGAGGGCAATCTTATAAAGTATATGTCCAATCCAAGGGCATTTACTTTAAGAAAATGGTTTTATGATTTATTAAAATTAAATTATATTGAACACGATCCAATAATTGAAAGAGTCGGAACATCTTTAGCAACACAAAAAGATTTAGAAGATTTCGGAAAACTGATCGGTCAAGTTTATGACATAGGCTACAGAAAAGCCGTTGAAGACTATAAAAAAGAAATAGAAAAACTCGGGCTTAAAGTTCAAGTTGTTGCTCCTGACTCAGCCAACTAACTGAAGTCTGGGTTGATATCTGATGTGTTAGCAACACAGAGCCATCCTTTGGTTTTTTCTTCTATTTCCATTATTTTCCACCACCTTTCTCCTCCTTGTTTATTTTTTTTATAAATAATAGAATCTTTTTCTAATTCCACGGGAGACCAAATTTGTATTTGTAGGTCTGAGGCGTCAATTATTATCAGTTTAAACAAAAAGGGAGTTCCATATTTAGGTTTTTTATAGGAACTTCCATAGAGTTCGTCTACTATTTTTTTAAAACCTATAACTGGAACACAAAAAAAATCAACTCCTTTTTCCCCAATTATTTGATCAATTTCATTGTTTTCTTTTTTTTCTTCAATTATTTCAATTTTATTATTTTTTTCTTCATTTTTATCTTCGTTATCCGCAATATCTTTAACAAAATCATCGGGTTTTATAACTTTGGACTCTTCTTTTTTATTTTCTTTTTCAATTTGATTTTTCTTAACATTATTTAATTTTTTCTCTATGTCTTTAACTATTTCTTCTTTTAAATGATCAAAATTTATAAGTTTTATTTTAGAATTATCCCAATCAGACTTATTTTTGACTAATGGGTTTGGGCCACGGAGTTTATAAACATTTCCATCTTTGTCTTTTATAGCCATTTTGAATCCTAAAAATAAATTACTACTATAACATATCTATATTGTAGACGAAAAAGAAAGGTTAAATTTTATGGCACTAGTTTGTCCTGACGTTTGGGGTGAAATTCTTCTTTTGCAATACATTGTTGGAATGGTAAATGCCGACAACCCAGTTTTACATCTTTATGCAAACGATATCACGCCGTCTGACTCCACGGTTGGAACAGATTTAACAGAGGTTCCTACCAGCACAGGGTATGCTCCAAGAACTCTTTTGTCTTCAAATTGGACAACAACCCAAAGCAACGGCGTAACTACCGCTGTTTACTCTGAACAAACGTTTACTTTTACCACAGACGCTACTGCTTATGGTTATTACGTAACAGATCAGTCGAATAAATTGTTGTGGCTTGAAAGATTTAGCGGTGCCCCTTTTGACATTCCCGAGGGTGGTGGCACAATAAGTGTCACAGCAAAATTAACTTTGAGTTAAATTCAACACCTCAGTCTGAGAATACAGCACACCAATATTTTCTTTTTTCTTTATCTTCGATTAATCCAAATCCAACTTTTCTGTAACCTGACCCTAGGATGTTCCACCTGTGGAGAGGACTCCACATCCAAGAATCAACAACGGACTCTTCGTCTTTTTGCCCCCAAGCTATATTCTCCCCAACCAAGTTTGTTTCTAAATTAACTTTGATCAAATCACTCATTTTAGAATGATAAAGAGAATTTTTTTCTGTCATTTTTATTACATGATCTTCAGCATATTTGCATAAATTTTTATCTAAAATCAAGGGATCATAACCTTTTTCTAATCTAAATTTATTGTGTAATTCTAGTAATCTTGATTGATATTTTTGATAAATTATTTTTTCATAAGATGAAATTTTTTCTATATTTTTTTCTTGATTAGTTGCCGAGCAACCAACAATAGCGAAACATATTAAAAATATTATAAACTTGTACATCATAGCCCCCTTGCTTAGATTAGGTTATAGACAAAGGAACTCCAAATAACTTAACGTGTAATTTTATCCATTGAGATTCTATTTGGTCTTTGTCTTTTTTTCTCCAATGGCCGTCCCTATACTTTTGAACAATCCAGTCTATGGCTGCTGATATTAAAACTTGAATTACATAATCACGAATAACGTTAGCAAAAGGAACTAACCACACCGGGAGTGCCTCTCTCACTATATAATCGTATATTCTAGATACAGCATCTAACACGGTGGCTTTTTTATCGGCACCCGACGCAAAAGACAGGGTGTCAACGTAAGCGATCAAGTCGTCCAGACAATTTAAAAGAAAGTTTGTTATTTTTATAAAATTAACTTTTTTCCACAATTGCCAAGATTGGCTTTTTTGTTGGGTGGAATCCCATAAATATTTCATAGATTCAATAAATTGATCTATCGAATCGCTTGGTATGATTTTGCCAACTGGGTTCGTATTTTCCTTAATATTCATTTTCCCTCCTTGGGTAAATTCTATAACTATTTACTGTTGATAATTTTCTTTGTGTAATAAACGTAAATACAAACATTATGGCAATAAAAAACCCTGACGGATCGGCTTACAAGACCTCCGGTTCTTTGAATCAATTTGATCCAACAAATTTAGAACATGATCTTTTTAATGTTTGGGATCAAGAAGTTATAGAAATAGGTGGATCACCCCTTTATTATTATGATGTTTTTATAAACATAAATAATATTGATGAATTATACGTTGAAGCAAGAGACAAGATATACAGTCAAAATCCCATAATAATTTATGGATATTATGAACCTATACCGTCTCAAAACATGATCGGCGTTTTTGGAATAGATTCTCCAGACGAGATGATGTTTGAGTTTAATTATCGACACGTTTTAAAAACACTAGGACACGCTCCAAAGATTGGATCAAGAATTTTTTCTCCGCACAAAAAAGAAAATTGGATGGTTACTCAAAGAAACGTTGAAGTTTTTAAACTATGGGGAGAATTAAGATTACAAGTAATGTGTATTAGGTATCAAGAGTCACTCACGACGGGAGAAGGCAAGGTCACACAATCCCAGCCAGATTTTGACTTAAATAGTGTTAAAGATTTATCAAAGAAAAAAATGAATTTAGCTGGCGGTCAGGGTGTTGACTAATATTTCTTTCTTTTTTGGAGTAAAAACATTCTTAAAAAAAGTTAATGGAATTTTTTTTGATGCCAAAGGTAAAACTAATTTATTTTTTTTAATTAAATTTCCTTTAGATTTTATAATTTTATAAGGCTTCATGATACTATAATTATAGATAAAGAATAATAATTTTATGAGCGAACCAAATTTAAATCCATGTGGCGAATCTAATTTTGTTGAAGATTTAAACATTGATAAGCCTCCTCCTTTTTGCAGAGAACAAAAAGTAGAGACCAGTTCCGGGACCATACACAGCAAACCTTATTTGGAGTCTCAAAAAGATGTTTCACAAGACTTATCTTGGCTACAAGACGCAACTCAAAGCAAACTAGGACAAGGTGCAAGTGCTTTGTGTGACCCGCAACAATCCGGTCACATAATAAATGAACAAGGATCTTCTCCTCCAAATAGAAATGTAGTATATCGTTATGCCAAATCCATAAGAGGCACTGACGAAGCCGTCAAGGATCTATTTAAAGATCTTGTTGTAATAGATGAAAATGGAAGAGCACATAGTGTGCCAATTATATGGGCAACACAAGAACGTGCTGTGGCTTATATTTTGCAAGAAAATATGAGAAAAGATGAAAGCTTGGTGGTAGATAGAATTCGATTACCCATATTAGCAATTCACAACTCAGAGTTTAATTTTAATCAAGACCGTTACATTTATCACAAAGCAATAGATTATTTGAGAGATCCAAAAAATAATTTTAGACCAAATTTTACCACAAGTGAAAGATTTGAAAGAGACACTATTTTCGGAGTAACACGTGGAATTCCAATAGATATTGGTTACACTTTATATGCTTGGACCATGTACGAAGAAGATATGAATCAAATTCTTACACAAGTATTAACAAAATTTTCTCCCATAGCATATATAAGGGTGAAAGGAATATCTTGGGAAATCGGAGTTAAGTTATCAAGCATAGCAAATAACGTTAATTACGAACCCGGAGATAAGGCGATTAGAGTTTTTAAATATCAATTTGGTTTGACAGCAGAGACATTTGTTGCCCAACCAATTGTAAGAAGAAAAGCAGTTTTAAAAACTAGAATTGATATAACTGATTCACCCAATGAAGAAGATATAACAGAAGTATTAACTCAATTGGAACAAGCAGTAAAGGAATTGGAAGAATGATCGAAATAAAAAACAAAACAAAAAGCCCAGTGCAGCTAGTGGTGAGATCTCGGAAGGCTCCCCGTGCTTTCACAACCTTAATTATTCCAGGCATAGGCAAAGGAAATAATGTAAGAATAATTGAGGATGAGTTGGTAACTGAATACATAGAAAGAGTTGAAAAGATGGGCCTTATTTCAACTAAATATGTACCAAACAATGAAATTCGTAAGGGAGACTAAAAAATGGCTATTCTAAGAGGATTTCCACCATCTAACACAATTTCGCCAAGCGTTAGAATCACTGAGAAGGACTTGAGCTTTATAGCTCCCGAACAGTCTTTTCATCGTTCTGGACTTGTCGGATTCGCAAGCAAGGGACCGATTGATATCCCAACAGTAATATCAACACAGCGTCAATTAAATACAGTTTTCGGATACCCACACCCAGAATCTGGGGATCCTTACTTGATATATGCCGCAGAGCAGTATCTTTTAGTTGCTAACGAACTTTATGTAGTTCGTGTTGCCGATGTTGATAACGTAAGTGACGAAAAAGCAGAGATCGCAACCGTGGACCTTCCTTCTGCTGGTGGTCGCATAAGCGTTATGTCTCAAGAACAAGGTCCATATACTTTTTCTAAAGATTCTTTCTTCAGATGGAAGTTAAATGGCGTTGTTCACTCCAAGACGCTTGTGGTTTTAACTGGAACCTACACCGCCGCACAATTAGCTGAGGAGTTAAATCTTCAAGTTAATGGAGATATTGATGGTATCGAGTTTATCACCGATCAAGGCGACGATTATATCGGCGTTCAAACAACTTGGGCATTCGGCCCAGACTCGGAATTAGAATTCTTATCAGTCCAGGATGCTATTTATGGTGGATCAGCCGGTGGCGAAGGTGATAGCAATGTCACCGGTCTTGGTACTGGCATGACTCAAGCGGAACTGACTGGAAGCAAAGATCGCTTTCCTGAAAGTTATCAAACCGCTGGCGAGTACGACCTCACTGGTCTCAGTGATCTCAATATTCAAATCGTAGTTGACGGCACCGACAATGTTTTGATTGATAACGTTGTTCAGGTTGTGGATCTTGTTGATCTTGAGGGCGGAGAACGCACTATCGCTCAAGTAGTAAATGAAATCAATAGCCAACTAGTAGAAAACGGTGGATCACTCCCAGGTGGTTGGGAAGCCTATGCTGATGGCGATAATCTCGCATTCAGAACCTTGCATCATGGTCGTGATGCAAGATTGTTAGTCAAGCCCGACAGCACCGCTGCTGGTATTTTCGGATTAGAGAGCGTTACCAAGGCTGGCTTAAGCCCAATTGGCACTAGCGGAGATGGATCAGATGATACCTACGGCAGAATTAACGGTGATTCAAATGCCACAGGTGCTGTGAGTTTCACGATTAACGCTGACTCGGCTGGCGTTGATGGAAACGCAACCCAAGTTGTTGTTGAAAACAACATTCGTGAAGGAAACTTTGTTTTACAAGTTTACAATAACGGTGTTGAAGTTGAATCTTGGGGCGGATTAACAAAGGATGAAAATTCAAGATTTTATGTTGAAACTTTCTTATCCTTGGTTTCCGATTGGGTTCGAGTTGAAGACAATACCGCAAACGCTGCTCCACCTTTAGATGGAACCTACACCCTCTCTGGTGGATCTGATGGTATACCTTCTGATCCAGATAAACAAGATCAACTTATAATCGGAAATTCAATAGGCTATACTGGTATGTACGCCTTGTCCGAGCCAGAACAAATCGATATCGATTTGATTGCTGCTCCAGGCCATAGTAGCACAGCCGTAGTTACAGAATTGTTGAACTTGTGTCAAAATGTTCGTAGCGATTGCTTGGCAATTGTTGACCCACCATTCGGATTAACTGTTAAAGAAATAGTTCAATGGCAGAATGGTTCGCACCCACTGAATACCACTCGTTTCGATAGCGACTTTGGTGCTCTGTACTGGCCTTGGGTTAAGATACGTGATAATTTTAATCGTGTTGATATATGGGCACCCCCATCAGGATCAGTAATGGCAACAATTGCAAGATCTGATCAACTATCTGCCCCTTGGTACGCACCAGCAGGTGTTAATCGTGGAACGGTCCCCAACATCACAGATGTCTTCAGTCGTCCAACACTGGAAGAAAGAGATTTGATGTATGGCTACAGAAATGCGATTAACCCCATAGTTCAATTCGTTGATTTCGAAGGATTCGTCATCTGGGGTCAGAAGACATTGCAGAGAAGACCAACTGCTCTTGATCGTGTAAACGTTAGACGTTTAATGTTTGTAATCGAAAAACGCATAAGAGCTGCTTCTCGCCAACTGTTATTCGATCCACATGACGACATTCTCCGCCAAAAATTCGTCAGAATAGCTACCGCCATTCTGTCAGAAATTCAGGTGGGTCGTGGTGTTAATGACTTCCGTGTCAAGTGCGATACAGAACTTAACACACCAGATGTTATAGATAGAAATGAAATGCGTGCTAGAATCGGCGTACAGCCAATTCGTGCAGCCGAGTTCATATTCATTGAATTCTCAATCCACAGAACTGGAAGCTTCGGAGAAAACGCAGATACGTTCTAAGAAATAAAAATAACTGGGTGGTTTTGGACTAGTCCAAAACCACCCAGTTAATAATATCAAGAAAGAGGCTCTTTCATGCAGATGGGTATAGGCAAACTGGGTCAACCAGGAGTCATAATAAAAAGAAAATTTAGATGGACACTAGAATTTGCAACCCCAGCGGGGCCCGTGCCCAGGCATTATGTAAAAACATCAGGCAGGCCGCAACTTGACTTAGATGAATTAGAATTGAATTTTTTGAATGGAACAACTTGGATTCCTGGCAAGGGTAAATGGCAACAACTAACAGTCACTTATATTGATGTTAACGATCAAGAAATGAAACCTTTATATGATTGGGTGGCTAGAGTTTTTGATTACACTGCTCAAAATCCAATAGATGACATAAAACAATCTGAGAGATCGGGTTACGCTGGAACGGCTACATTAAAAATGTATGATGGTTGCGGAAAAGAAATAGATCAATGGATACTAAGATCTTGCTGGCCTCAATCTATAAACTTTGGAGACCTTGATTATGCCTCATCGGAAGAGGCTACAATCGATTTAACATTAAGATTTTCTGAAGTTACTTATAGTGGCCTTGCTTGTGGATTTACTCCTCAAGGAAAATGCGAAGGTTGTTAGTGATAAGCATATATAAAGTAAACTTTAAACAGGAGAGTTAAAATGGCTGATAAAAAACCAATGGGTATCGGAGTTATTGGACAACCAGACGTTGTGTTCAAACGTAAGTTTCGTTGGACATTCGAAATTCTTGGTTTCTGCGACAATGAAAAAAATGTCGTTCCCGAACATTTTGTAACTGTTGCATCAAGACCAAACTTAGCAATCGAAGAAACTGAAGTTAATCACTTGAATGCAAAAACATTTATTCCAGGCAAGGCAACATGGGAAACGATCACAGTTACCTATCTTGATGTTGCTCATTCGGAAATGAGAACATTATGGAATTGGCTGGCAACAGTGTACGACTTCACTGATCCAATTAATTTAAGACAAGCTGAACGAAGAGATTGGGACGCAACTGGTTTACTTAATATGTATGATGGTTGCGGAACTTTGATAGAAACTTGGCAGATGCAAAGAGTTTTTCCAACAGCTATTAATTTTGGAGATTTGGACTACTCATCGTCTGACATAGCAACAATAGAGTTAACCCTTCGCTACTCAGATGTCAAATACAGAAGTTACTGCCCAGACTACCAACCAGAACCTTGCTGCGGTGGTTGCGGCACTCAAGTAAAATATGGCAACAAAACATATATTTGAAAATAATTAAACACAAAGACAGGAGAAAGAAATGGCTGAAAAGATCCCCATGGGAATTGGTCAACTTGGTTTTAAAAACCTTGTTTTCAAAAGAAAGTTTCGATACACATTAGAGTTGCAAGATATATGTGCTGGCTCTGGCCAACCGCAGTCTGTTCCTAAACATTATGTTAAAGTTGCCGCAAGGCCAAATCTTTCTGTTGAAGAAACTGAGGTTAACTTCCTTAATGCAAAAACTTGGATTCCAGGAAAAGCTTCTTGGGAATCCATAACGGTAACTTATATCGATGTTGCAACTGCTGATAATTTACCATTATTTAATTGGCTTGCATCTGTGTATAACTTCACTGATCCAATTAACCTTCAAATGGGCGCTGTTCGCAATGATTATGCTTGCTCGGCTATACTAAAGCTTTGGGATGGCTGTGGAAATTTAATGGAAACTTGGGAACTTAAAGATGTTTGGCCAACATCGATAGATTTCGGAGATTTAGATTACGCCACATCGGATGAATGCACGATTCAGTTGACTCTCAGATATTCTGACGTTAAATACACTAATCAATGCCCTGGATTTGAAATATCTCCATGCTGCACTGGTTGTAGTACAGACGAGAACAATCCAGAGCCTCAGCCCAGGAATTAGTAATATTCATTATCAAACTATATTATTTAAGGGGCAGCGATTGCTGCCCCTTTTTTATGAAAATAGGTTTTATCATGGCAAAAATGGGTTTTCAATTCGGTTTGGAGTCGGGTTCTTATTGCAAACGACAATTTCGTTGGCT